TGCACTGCGCCACGGGTGGCCAACACATCTGCTGGCCATTGCCAGTGGTTGTCGGGCGAGCCAGCGTAGAACTTCAGATCGTCAATCTCATCTTCACGACTCTCAGACAACGCGGCAATCGCCATGTTGAGGCGAGTGCGGGCGGTGGACAGAATACTGGATTCAGTCTTCTTGTCGCCACCGTTGGCCACAGCACCGGCTGCGGCGATGCCTGTGTAATCTGCCATTATTTTTTGCCTTTTGGTGCCGCGCGTTTGACAGCGTACGCTATCGCCACGGCCTGCTTGACCGGCTTACCGGCCTTGACTTCGGCCTTGATATTTTTGCGAAATGCTTCGGGGGACTTTGATTTAACGAGTGGCATTCTATGCTCCCATCCAAGTTGTAGCTACGGCTCTTTGGCCAGAGTATACCTTGCGTGTGGCTTCAGTGTACTCGCGATGCGCCACAGGAAACGCAAATGTAACAGCAATTGCGTCGGCTGCATCCGGCGAGGCCAAGCCGCGCGATTTCATGTCTTTCTTCGACTCCAAGAAAATCGTTCCTCTTGAGTCTGGCTTCATCATAGGCGAAATCAAGTCTGTCTTTAAGAACCTGTCGTTTGGAATGCTCGCCGTCTTCAACCATTCGCGCATGTCGCCCCACATCTGCGCGCGCATGTTGCCGTACATGATTGGGTTCTTCGCCTTATTCCCGAAATTTACGCCCTTGATCTTGTACCGCTGCTCCTTCAGCCGGTCCACAATCCCCGCGCCCAGACCACCTTCGTCAATCACCACTAAAACAGGTTTGTACTCTTCAATCGCTTCGATCACATGCCCGACCACCGTCATAGTGTCGTCGCCTCTGTGGCGCATGATCTTCACAATGTCCCGACCCTGCCGCACCGCGATGACCGTGGCATCCGCGCCAAACCGCGCCGGATCGACACCGATCACGATTGGCGCGCTGGCATCCTGGTATTTCTTGCGTTTCATCGCTTCGTCCACGATGTCGGCTCCGATGAACTGGTCATCGCCCGCATTAGGGAATTGACCGTACACCTCGACGTGCGCCTGCGCCGAGTCCGGCCCATATTCCGCGATGATCCGCTCATAAACCTGTTTGTCGGTACCTTCTACCGTGCGCGCGTCCACCACGCGGCTTTTCCAGAACTCACGCTTGCTGTTGAACGCCTCGTAAAAGTACCCAGTGTTGCGCCGTGGGTTGGAAAACGCCAGCCAGAAGCGATTTGGCGTGTTTTCTGTGAAAAAACCGCCAGTAACGGCCCAAATTGAGTCGTCAATACCGCTGGCTTCGTCAAAAATCACCAAAACACCGTCGAAGTTGTGCACACCGGCGTATGCGTCGGGGTTTTCCGCTGACCAAAGTCGGCCTTCCACGCCCCAGTACCTGGTGCCTTTCTTCAAATCGCGCTCAACCAGTTCAGTCAGCCACTTGGCGGGCATCACTCTGGTGGCTGACACCTCAAACCAGTGGCTGTTGATCGACATCGCCAGCCATTTTGTGATCTCGGCCCAGGTGATCGACCGGAGTTGCGACTCAGAGTTGGCCGACACGATGGTCGTCGAGCCGATCCGCGTGGACTCCATCCAGATCACCAACCAACTGACCAAGGCTGACTTACCAATACCACGGCCAGACGATATTGCCTCTTGCAATACGTCGAAGTCCATCTTGCCCTGATTTATCTTTATATGTTCGGCCACGTCCAGCAGCACTTCGCGCTGCCATTTGCGTGGCCCTTGGAAGTTTTCCAGTGGTGTGCCCTTCACACCCCAAGGAAACGCGAACATCACAAACGCCAGCGGGTTGTCCTTGATCGCCGGACTCCAGAGCCTGGCCATCAATTCCTGTTCGTCTTCAGCGCTGTATATGGTGTTCTGCATTAACGCCCTAATTTGACGTTAGCTTGCCTTGCATATAAATCACGCAAAATTGCTTGTTCTTGCGCCATCGTTGCATCGTAGTGGCTACCACCGGGGCTTGTCGCGTAGTAATCTGCTTTAGAAACAAATTTATTTGGATTTTCCATATTGCCAACTGCAAACGCGGGGGCTTCAGTAAAAGAAAATCTATAGTTTTGATACGCGGGGTCTGGGTACTTTAACGGTTTTATTTTGGATAAATCGGGGTCTAATTTATACCAAGCGTCAAATAATTGTTGCTCTGCATTTGTAAAAGGTCTTCCAGTTTGTTCAGCCTCTGTACCTAGCGTTCTTACTTTATCCCGCATTACATACCTTAACGCATGAGTTAATTCATGGGGTAGTGTTATTTCAGCACTTTTTTTGTCTGCGTCTATGGTTACAGAATTTAATTCCTTATTGTACAAACCAGAAACTCCACCTTCAGGAATTTTAGAAAAATTTATTTTAGGAAGTTGTCCAGTTGAATTTAAAAGAACAGCGGCTTCATAAGCGGCAGAATTAGGAGCAAGAATTTTTCTCCATTCAGCGGGGAGTTGTGGCGCAACCAACGCGTTTACGGGCGCGGTTGCAAGTTTATTTGTTGGCTGTGGCATATTGCTCCACCTTGTGTTCCAGGGTTGGACTTGGCTCGTTGGCGATCACGTCGATAACCCGTGACTCCGCTTGGCGCAATGCGCCGATGATGCTGATGCGCTGGTCAACATCAATGCTGATAGATTGCTTGGCCACCCAGCCGTGTGAGTGTTGCAGGATTGCTAGCGCCGCCTTAGCGTCGCCTTCGGTCGCTGCTTTGTGCAAACACTGGGACATTTCCAGTTCGCCGTCAGCTTTGCCTTTAAGAGCTGCCATGTCCGCAATGGGGTCCAACTCGCACAGTTGCCGGTACTCGGTGGGCAACATGCCGGATGCTAAGGCCAATGCGTCGCCTTTGAGGCCGAGCTTGGCGGCTTCGTAGATTTTGTTTAACCGCGCTTCGGTTGCAACAATCTTGCGCGGTGCAAAAGGTAGGCTGTGAAACGTCATGTGCGGAGTGTAAACCATGTTGGCGCTGGCGCAGGGAGTTCTGAAATATGCCAAGACTGAGGAGCAGTATGAGTCTCAGGTGCTATGCGCCAGCGATTGGAATATACCAAACTGTGGGTCATGTGGGCAATGTTGTCATAAAAAAATTTTGCAAAAAATAAAAAATTGTTTGTGACCCGTCCGTCACCGTTGGGCCCAGGCCGTCGGCCCTACCCCCTCCCCTCCGAGCCTTACTGAATCCTTACAGGCATAAGTTAGTGAGCACTTACATACATAACCTGGAAGTGAGTGCTTACTAACTTTTAGCGAAGTGAGTGGTTACTAACTTGTAAGTGAGTGCACACTAACATGGCCATGTAAGCGGTCACTAACTTAGCCTGGTTAGTAACCACTAACTTTCGATTTTTACGCCAGTTAGTAGGCACTAACATAATGGCTGAATACTTATCAAAACTATAATGTAGGCAATGTAGGCAATGTTGTCATGTGTTTTTAGTCGCTGGCCAAACGGCGTGGCCGTACCTACTGTATAGCTATAAAGTATTACTTTTTAACTTGCTAAACGAATACAGAATTAATTGACAATATGACCTACAAACCAGCAAAAACCCAGCATCCACGGGCTTTTTATGTAGGTCATTTGGCACGTTTTCAAACTGCCTACAGTTTGCCTACACTGCCTACAAAAAATAGGGTAAACACCTAGAAAATAAATGTTGACATGTGCAAGGAATTTACTTACAATAAAGTCTTTACAACCCGCAACCTGAAAGGCACCACACAATGCAAACTCTTAAATTCAATACTGGCCGCGAATACAGCGCCAATGGCCAACGCGTTATTGCCACGCTATTAGATACCGGCAATATCATAATGGTCGATATCGACCGGCATATTGATCTTATGTTGTTGGCCGGTGTTGACTTTAATCAGGCCGATATCATGCAAGCATATGATCACGCATGGACGACATTTCCGGAAAATATCGGCATGTCCTACAGCGAATACTATGACATTGTGCGCGAACTGCGCGAGCTGGCCAGCGCTTAATTCTCAAAATCCAATTCAATCAACTAAACGAAAGGTAAACCATGCAAGTACATTTAACCCTCAAAAGCGCCAACGTCAAAACCGGCCCGATACCCGTTTCAACTACTGAGCGCGCCAGCTGCCCGCCGGACTGCAGCGTACGCGACGCATGCTATGCGGCCAGCGGGCCGCTGGCCTTGCATTGGGCCGCAGTGTCAAACGGTACGCGTGGCACGTCTTGGGGCCAGTTTTGCGACACGGTGGCCGCGATGCCCGCCGGTCAATTGTGGCGCCATAATCAAGCTGGGGATCTGCCCCAGGTCGACGGGACCGTCGACGCGGTAAAGCTGGGCCAGCTGGTCGCGGCCAACGCGGGCCGTCGCGGGTTTACGTATTCACACCACCGCGACGCGGCCAGCATCGCATGGATACGCCACGCCAACGCATGGGGCTTCACTGTCAATTTAAGCGCGAATGATCTGGCCGATGCCGACATGCTGGCCGACCACGCAGCCGGTCCGGTGGTGGTGGTGCTGCCGTCGACCACTACGGCCAACACCACCACGCCAGCGGGCCGGACCGTGGTTATCTGCCCAGCAACGCAACGCGACGACGTGTCATGCGCGACATGCCAACTATGCCAGCGCCAACGGTCGACAATTGTCGGGTTTCCCGCGCACGGTACCCGTAAGCGCGTGATAGATATCAAGCTGGCCGCATAAGGGGAAAACCATGCAAAATAATATTTTTCCTAAATTCGACACACACGCCGCCGTTGATTGTTTTCACTGCGACGCGCCGATCGGCCACGAAAAACCTATAAATTATGGTTTTCCACGCGGTGCCTATGGCCTGTGGTGTAACACGTGCAAGCTTCGCACGTACTATGACACACCGGACACGTCGATTAAATTCGATAAACAAGGGGATCCACTGGCCACGACATGCGACTGCGGGTGTACGGTGCCGCGCGACTTATGGGACAGTAGCGACGGCTGGCCGCGCTGCCCGCAGTGTCAATATATTTGATTCTCAGTGCATGGCCATGCGGTGGCCATGCGCGGACAATCCGGTCCGATCACAGTCAATTAAACGAAGGGTAAAGTATGAACACGAAAGATAGGCACAATTTGGCGGACGCATACATGTCCGCATGGCATGCGGTAAAGGGCTCGCATGATCGCATGGTTATCAATCCGGAGCCCAATGGCTGGTTTGAAATTATTCAAACCACCGGATCGACGCGCACCACGCGCCGCGTTCGCTGCGCCGCTCTTTTGAGCGGGCTGGCCGCGCTGGCCGCTCAATTGGAAAGGGCTGCAATATGATAAAAACAATGTACGCAAAATATAAGGGCACATGTTCGCGCACCGGCGCGCCGATCCACGCGGGTGACCAGATCCAATTTGACACGGTCACGCGCACGGCGTGGATCACTGACGAAGATGACCGACCGCGCCGCGCCAGTACTTACGTTTCGGACGTGTTTCAGATTGGCGGGCGCGAATACTTTCAAAATAAGCGCGGGCGCTGCATCGACTCGCCATGCTGCGGGTGCTGCTCATGACCTATTACAGCACCAAAGCGGCGGCGCAGGCGCTGGCCGATCACTTAACCATGCATGAGCTGCAGGCATGGTCTTATCAGGTACACGGGAGCCCGCGCGGGTTCTACGTGGCAGTTTTTGACGACGACGGGCACTTTTTGGGGATCTTATGACTAAACGACAATTTTTTGACGCGCTGGGCTTTGCGTTTTTTATCGCGCTGCCTTTTGTTTTATATTTTTGGGGAATGAAATGAATACTAAAGCAGAATATTTTGCGCTAG